CTAAATACGAAATCAACGATACTTGCATCGATTGCGGTTCTTGCGAATCCGTTTGCCCAGTATCTGTAATTTCCGCTGAATAAGAACACAAACGTAGAAAGCCAGTAAACACTTATGTTTACTGGCTTTTTTATTTTTCGAAATTAGCAAAAATCACTACATTTCGCCAGCGTTGCTCAACCGTTGCTCACCTTTTAGGAGGGCTTCACCGTAGGGTAATCGGTTAACCGCATCAATGTATTGTTGTATAGTTTTGTGCGTGTAAACTTCCTGGGTGATATTATCCTTACTTGCGTGACCAACGATTCGTTTAATTATAATTTCATCGATTCCAACATTGCTGGCCAAGGAGATGAAAGTATGACGGGTATCATGTGGCTTATGCTCGCCTAAATTAAGATTTTGGCACATACGTTGCATTTCTCGTCTAAAGGTATCCTTGTGTATCACCTTATCCAAAAGGCACTCTACACGCTTAAATTGAGCCTGTTGATATAGTTCCTTGATAAAGGGGTAGATACATTCCGCAATCGGAATGCATCGGTCTTTACCGGCTTCCGTTTTAGAGCCGCCAATCATGTATCGTTCTTTCAAATGGATATCATCGAGTCGTATAGTCTGCAATTCGTTTAATCTGAGCCCCGTGTAGGCGTATATCAATGTTAGCTTGGCAATTATATCGTCGGAGTGTTGCCAAAGAGCGTAGAGGGCCGAATTTGAAAAAATGTTAGCCTTCTTGATTGGCGTAGCATTCTTATTGATAATAATATCGGAGAAGTAGTTCCTAGGAATGATTTCCTGTTTTACGGCTAGCGTACCTACAGACACAATAATAGCCTTGATTAACTTTTGATACGATTTAGTGTGAGTTGATTTATCGAATATAGGCTGGAAATGTGCAGCACGCATATTCTTCATCTCTATATTGTTAAGATGACTAACCATCTTCTGTATTGTATGAATGATCTTCATTCTACCAGCAGACAACCCCTGGCGTTCTGCTTCTTCAATCCGCCACTCAAAGCATTGGCCAAACGTAATTTTACGTTGCTCTTCTTGCGGCAGATTGGTAGAGTAGAGGGCAAGAGCTGTGTAAGCTTCCTTTTGTGTCGCAAAGGTGCCTACCGACTTACGAATAGCCTTACCATTGGCATCGTATCCATAGGTTACTACCGCCCGGTAGGGCTTTCGTAACTGCTTGTGCTTCATTTTATATACGGTTCCTGAACCGTTGGCACGTTTCATGGCCATAATATGTCCTCCTTAGCTTAAATTTGGGTATAAGAAATAAGCCTTAGAGGTTTTGTGGTATAATGATATTATGTTTAGTAGCTCTCTAAGGCTATTGAGTGCCCCTTATTCTGTTGACGCAGAGTAGGGGCACTTTTTATATTTAGCTTAAATTTTTTCAAAGTAATTTTCTAATCTAGCTTGAGTATCTACAGGCATATCCGCAATATTTGCATAACAATCAAACAGGAAAGGTTTTGTAGATTCGTCTGCAGCATCGATACCATTAAATACAGTCAAAAAGTCAACAATAAATTGGCTCTTAAGGTAATCAATTTTTAGAAAGACCATCATGGCTAGCATTACACCATATATTCCTCTTAGATGCGACCGCTCACTACTTGTAATCTTCTTCTTGACTTTTTTTATTAATATGCCTCCTTGCAAACATTTCGCCAAAATGGTGGGCGGAATCTTTCGTTTCTCATCCGTTCTAAGCGCAGTAAAATCAAGATTATGTGCCGCTGCATTCCGGAACACCCTGATGGCTTCTAATGCACAAATAATAAAATTAGTTTTGTCGCTAAGTGGAATTATCCTGTCAGGTTCGTTAGGCAACAATGCCTCTACAACGTCGTCGCGTTGGGCGTTCTTTAACAACTTAAAAAGATTAATGGAATTACTAAATGTTAGGTTCTTTAATAGTATCCACGGCGGGATGTGGTTATGGTGTTCTCGATAATATAAAGTAGGGTTGCTTGCGATTTTGGGGTCGTCTCTTGTTTTTAAACATTCGAGTTGAACTGCATCAAACGTCAATACATTATTGGGATTTTGATAAGACTCTTTATATTTTGACTTTGCTAAATATACGGATATATCTACACCAAAATCTTTAGAAAGTGTATAGGCTAATTTTGTTTTAAATATATTTTCAATAAACATGCTATATTTCAGTATGAATGCTTGAATAGACCTATCAAACATTGAAAGACTATATAACTGTTCTATAGTAGTGCCGTCAATAAAAGAATCTCCGTTTGGCATAAAATATCTTTGGTAACGATTAATTAAATCATAATAAGATATTGTATCCAAAGCATGTATTGCAAATTCTGGATCGCTTATGTTTAGATTCCTAGTACGTAATAATTCAATTTGTTCTTCGTAAGTTTTAAAAGGCTTGTCATAGGTTGTCAAAATTCAACCTCCTATATAATAAAAGGGGCCCTGCTATCAATGATAGCAGGGCCCCAGTGTCCAACAGTCACGCAATGTGAACAGGGACAGTTCACTACCATCAGTATACCTCAGATAAATTGATTTTTCAACACTTATTCTCTTGTGAGTAAAACAGTGTCCCCTATTTTTATAGGTGTTATTTTAGGGGCGGAAAGATTTTTAGATATGTCATCTTTGTTAACATTTAATGGAATAGTACGTGCAATTGTTTTTTGAAGAGCTGATACAGGGCTGAATAAATTGGTGGTACTTCTAACAATGCGTTGGCACACAGAAAATCGAGAATATGGGGCCGTAACTTCAATAACGGCTTTTATACCGTCGTATGATCCATAATTTACATCGTCTATAATCAAATCCTCGCCAGGTTCAATTATGCGTAAGACATCGCCCTCTTTTGAGCCATCATTTAGTCCATAGTCAATTAATACTGTACTTTCATTTTCAATCGCAATAATTTTATATGTATCAAACATAATAACCCTCCTTTTTTACATACATTTGTGCTTGTAGACATAGAGTATTTAACAAATCTTAGGCGCTATAAATTTTTATTTTTAAAGGATAGAGTAGATGGTAATTGTAAAATTGAGGTGTTGTTTCTTTTTGAATAAATAATTTTTGACATTTTCTGTACCTGTTGATATACTTATCTTATACAAATGCTTAGAGACACAACATGAGTATCTTACTCGTCTCGTAGAAATTTAAAGGAAATTAAATCTTTCCCCCTACATAGACCCTCACTTATAAGTGAGGGTCTTTTCCTTTATCACAAATCCTCTTATCCCATAGTAGGGTAGGGGGATTTTTTTACAAAAAGACCCATCCTGGTGCGCTGTAGTCGTTAAACCCTGAAGCGTGGATGGGTACTATAGTATAGCACGCTGCGCGCGGGTAGAATTGTTATAAATTATTAATGCTGACCGAATCTACTTTTCCCGTATCAGCTTTGATTTTTACAAAGAACATACCTCGAACCATTGCGCCAAATCCATTTTGTGCGTCAACTGTGCCACGAACGGTAACGCTATTATCATAACGAATGACTTGCTTTATATCGAATTTAGCCGTGGACGGTGATTTTAGTCGAGCGGATACGGCATCTTTAGCGGCTACTTGATAGGCTGCTTTTTGTTGATCACTAATATAGACCTTGCTAATGTCGTCTGTCTTTTGTCCGTTTTTGTAAACGGTAGAGAAGCTATTTTCGATTTCACTAACTTTATCATTTTTGATGCGGAAGAATGTTTGGCCATACTTCTCATCAACAATATAATACACGCCTTGCTGGTCCGCTACTTTATTTACATTACCGAATTCAGTGACCCCGACGCTTTGTAATTCAGTAAGCACCTGTTTGGATTGCTCTTTTGATAAACCCGTAGCATCCTTTATATTATCAACAGGACCTCCACAGCCAGCAATACATAAAGTAGAAATTAAAATCCCTGTTACTAACACTTTTTTCATTTTTTATCTCCCTTTATATATAACTTATAATACTGATACATAATGGTGGTAGAAATCTATATTCTCTAATTCAGTATCATCGATGCGTGTCCGACGGACCATTTGCTCAACTAGATTAACGTGATGGTCTAAATAGAAGTCGTCGTTAATAATGTGCATCAATTCGTGTTTTATTTCCTCCCTCATACGATCGCGAGGGAGGTTTTTATTTATGTAGATATTATGCGTATCTACATCTTCACATTCCTCTGACACAGCATTGGCGTGTGGCAAGTCGCAGTAAATCAAATTTATAACCAATATAACACTCTCCCTTGTGTGGTTATAAAGCCTTCATCAAATATTAATCGTTCTAAAAATAACTAATGGAATTACTTTTGTAGTAGAAGCCGCAAAGAAGTTTTTTAGTGTGTCAGAATACGAGTCGACTAGGCTCTCAACTGTAGTCTCAGTCTCAGTATCTGTATCTACATCCGAGTTTAGTTGAGGTGTTGTCGTATCGAAGATTCCAATTACTACCCAATTCCCAGGTAAGGTCGTGCCGTAATTTTTAAGAATGCTGCCCATGGGAACTTTTAGGTACTCTTCAATTATTGACCCTAATATTTTAGAACCATCAAGTGTAGTGATAGATAAATCTATCGTACTCGGTGATTCTTTTATTAAATCTGACATGGCGTTTATATTATTCTTGGCTTCTTTATCTATTGAACCGAACACTGTTTTATGTCTAAATAAAACAGGTACAAGCTTGGTGAAAATAGAGAGATTTCTAATTACAACTCGGCCTGTAACGAAACCAAGTTTTGCCTCGTTGCTTTCGTTTGGGTTTATTTCGTCATATTCTAATATATTAATTAAGTCTATTACTTGTTTATGGAATGGATCGTAGTTCTCTGTAGAGGAGATGCTATTATCTATTTGTTCTTTATCACCGATAGAGCCTTTTAGGATTTTAAAGTTGGCTTCTACACCCGCATTAGAAGAAGAACCCTGCAAAGTAGCATTTGTTTTGCTAACACTTCGCAGGGTTCCATTTTTTATTTGAGATATAAATGAATCGACACGTTCGGAGTCGATATATAGAAAATCAACTAACTCCGGCTTAATCTGAATCGGTTCGCTAGGTTGTTGTTGGTCAAGGTTGTCTTTCCCCATTTGTTGGCCTCCTTAGAAATTTGCTTGCTAGTTTCTCTATTGGCTTCCATCACTTTATTGAGGCGATTAAGTTCTTTTGCTACTATGCGCAATGTTGTAGTTTTCATAATCAATCACTCCTTTTCTATATAGTACCATAAAGTGTGGTGGAAGTGCGAATATTAAATTGTAAAAGAACGAACTTATTTATGTTTTAGTTTTAAAAGCTCAATATATTCAACAGCTTTTTCTAAATCCTCCTTACTTATATCTTTAGCGGCAGAGAAGAGCATACGAGCCCCTGGACGTGTGCGTAGGTATTCAGCAAATTCGGCTGCTTCACGGTCGGTGTAATAGCCGTCTGTATATTTCTCTACTAGTTCAGATTTAGGAACGCCAAAATAGTTTGCCAATAGTTCAATTTTATCGATTCTAGGATATGTGTTCCCCTTTACCCAATCGGTAAACGTAGTATACTTTAGCCCTAAATCAGCGCATATTTTATTGCGATCAATTCCGCGACTATCCATTAGTCGTTGAATATTCTCGGCCATAATAGCCTTGTTGCCTAAATCACTCATAATAACCTCTCAAACACGGAATATATTAATTAATATACCTATATATTACGACATTTTCGTAATAAAATCAATATTTTACGGAAATTTTACGATAGTTTAAGTTTAGTTTATGGACATTACGGATAAACCGTAGTAGAATGATGACTGTAAACAAGATGTGAGTATCGAGAAAGGAGGTAGCTTATGAAGTATACATTAAAGATGTTAAGGGCTTCAAAAAACTGGTCTCAACTTACGGCATCTAAAGCGATTGGAGTGTCTGTTGATACTTGGGGAAATTGGGAGCGTAAACGCTCTTTCCCGGATGTTCCTCACATAAAAAAGATACAAGAAGTATTTGGCGTAACGTATGACGACATTATTTTTTTATAGTTGGTTACGGTTAAACCGTTACGGAGGATAGGTTATGAAAGAATTCGTAATCAGAATGTTCGGCGAATCCATTACGGAACGCATGAACGAGTTAGGCATGACTAAGACGGCACTGATCAAACAAGCTGAAATCTCGATGGATACATTAAACCGAGCTATCAAGGGCAAGTCAGTGCAAATGTCGACAGTCGTTGGTATCTGCTATGCGTTGTGTGTCGACGATACCGAAAGTCACGACTTTTGGGAAACCGATTACTACAACCCTAAGTTAGATAGGAGGTAGCTATGAATAAAAAACAATTATTAGAACTAGCTAGTTGTTGCTTATGGATTTTAGCCTTGGGCTTGTCCGCAGGTATAAGTTTATTCGTGATGTTATCCCTGGTGCTTCTAGCATTCTAGGAGGTCGCCATGAATAAGATGTGCATCACAGTAGCGGAAGCTGCAAAACTTGCCAGCGTACCCGAAACAGTTATTCGGGAATGGGCGCAAGATTTTGACTTCCCATCGATGAGGATTGGTAAGCGTGGAGGTAAACGCCTTATCCACGTTGAGTCGTTTAATGCTTGGCTAGCGAAACGGTGCCAGGCACGAATAGGAGAGTAAACATGATGAAAGTAGTTTATGTACTTAGAATTATCGCCGCCATATTAGTGGTAGGAACTGTCGGTTCTATCGAAATAGACCGCATTGATTTATGGACTGGTATGTGCCAGGGGTTACTAGGTATCACTCTTTGGTTACTCACTGGCTACTGGATTGAGGAGCTAAAAGAGTATGAACGATAAACGATGCTCCTTTTGTAATAAAAGGATTAAAAGTCCTTACACAAATTGGTCGTACCTAACAGGTAAGCCTCGAATTGTGTGCGATAACTGTAAAGACATACACCCGTGTGTAAATAGAATAACACGTTTATCCAAACGTGCCTAGTGAAAGGAGGTGAGGACATTGCGAGATTGTACAACGTGCCCTAATAGAGATTACTGCATTCCTGATGAGTGCGAGCACCTGGGCACAAAAAAAAGCACCCCAAAGCACGGCAATGCTAAAGGGCGCATAGAAAAATATCCATTTAAAGTATATCACATCATTAAGCCGAAAGGGAATAGAACAATGATCGAGTTAAAAATCACAGTTGATAAAGCAGTTGAATTAGAACAAGAAGTGAAAGACCTATATCAATCTATCGTAGGCGCACCTGTTAAAGAAGAAAAACCTGCTAAGGAGGAAGCTCCTAAAGCAGAAGTTCCAACTCCTGAAGCTGAACCAGTTAAAAAAGAAGCTCCTGCTCCAAAAGCTGAACCAGTTAAAGAAGAACCAGTAAAAGCTGAAGAACCTAAAACTAAAGTTCCTAGCCTTGAAGCAACTCGTGAAGCAGTAAAAGACGTAATGGCAAAAGCCGATGATAAAACGAAAGCTAAAGGCGAATTCAAAGCCTTCTTAGATAGCATCGGCGCTGAAAAGGTAACATCTGCTACCGAT